TTGGATACTGTGGCATTGACTCATCAATGTCTATGTCTCCACTAGGTATTAGGTCAGTATCGCACCAGTAACAGTTCATTCTTTTCCAAAAATTAATTCATGGGCAGAAATATTTAAATTTAACTCCCATGCCTTTTCAAGTAATTTTTTTTGTATGGAGGTAGGAATTGTTCCCTGCCTTTTCCATTTAGATACAGAACCTGCATCCCTGCCTATCTGGCGTGCCAATTCACGGACTCCACCAAATTCTTCAATGCATAGTTCGTATGGGGTTTTAATAGTTGTTTCCATATTTATATATTGCCATAAATGCAACATTAATACAAGTAATTAGGCAAAAAAAAAGAGGGTTGTTAACCCTCTAAGCAAGCTTGGCACATATCAACTGGTATTCTCATGTGATGAACAACAGTATACATACCTATAGTTTCTCCAATAGGATTGATCATGGCAGTTTCAGATCTACCATTAACTTTTTTTCCTAAAGCAATGCTTTTCTGGCCGTATAAATCCCCTTTTGATATAGAGGATTTACATGAGTAGCATTTTCTTGCTTTTCTTGTTTTTTTAAGTTTCATGTCAAATAAGGATTAAGAATAAAAGTAAATAAGGTAATAGTGTAAAAGCCATAGGTCTATCCATATACAAGTTTGCCGAAGGTCATGATTTGCAATATAGAGTCTGCTATTGAAGCATCTATACGTCCAAGATCATCATTTGTAAAAGCTTGGAATACTTCACCACAATCATGTGTATTTAAATCAGTTTTACCCGAAATAATTTTTTCAATGGTGGTTAAAACATCCTGTACTTTGAATTCGTGCTTGTCATCCTCACAATCCTCTATTTTTATAGGAGAATCTAGAGTTAGGTCTACAAGCCATGCACAGCAACCTTCACATTCGTATTCTTGGTCATTTTTGTACCATACGTTGCCGTCCTCATCTTCTTCTTCTTCTATGTTTCCTATTGTGACCTCACAGGCCCAATAATTAACACCCTGACCCATAGTGCAAAATAAATCTTTAAGGTCTTGTAAGCTAACGTCAAATTGATAATTGACATTGCAAGTAAATTTTTGTTCTGTAATTGTTGTCATTACTTTGTACCTCCTATCATTTCTAATTTGATTGTTGGAGAATTTTCTACAAATCTTGTTTTGTCTGCGTCTGGGTGATTAGACCATAAATTCTCATACTTGTTTATTTCATATAGCCATTGTGATGATGGCATATTTTTGCTATTACCATTTAGGTAATTTAATTTGGCAATAATTTGTTGGATAGTTTCCATTGGTCTGGTTAATAAAAAATTGGATAAAAAAAATGGGTGAAATTATTCACCCAAGTATGCGTCAACTAATTCTTTGTATTCGACAGAACCTGCTACTAGTTGCTCTGCAGTAATTCTAGAATTGATTGAACTGGTCATGAAAGAATCAATAAAGGCTACTTTGTTTTGGCCTTTAACATCTCTGTAATCAACTCCAAGCATTAAATCGCAGAATACAACAAATGCTCTTTTGCCTTCAGCTTTAGTACGCTTAAGCAATCTTGAATAAGTACCTGCATGAGTTTCAAACCATAGTTGAGCTTGATCTCTAATTTCAGCAGGTGTGAAAGTTTCAGTAGTCATTGTTATTAGAAAATAGTAATGTACTCTTATAGTGTTGCACTAAATGCACCATATGTCAAGTAAATAATTTTAGATATTGCGATTTTCTCTACATTTCTCTATATTATGAATAATTTTATTTATTTTTTATGACACTAGCAGCAGTTAGGCCAAAAACTATTGTTGTTGGTGTTTGTGATACTGGTCATCGAGTAGCAGAGGATCATCCAAACCATAATCCTCGTATTACTCAGGTGGTCGTTGATGCATTGCGAGAACTGAACGAAGAAGGTATTGGCTATGGCTGTCTTTCTATTATGTTTGGTATTTCTCGTGGTTACATAGCTCAAATTTGCCGTTATGAAAAAAGAGTCTCCTATGCAACTCGTTACAAAACAATCCAAGTTAGGTAGGCCAATAGCTAAACCTGATTTGAAAATTATGGAAGAAGTTTTGTTTTGGATTTCTTCTGGTAATACTTTGCGTGCTTATTGCAGACAAAAAGGTAAACCTGCTTTTACTACTATTTACAATTGGTTGAATAAAGATAAAGAATTTAATGAACGCTTCGTGCGTGCGCGCGAGGTTGGATCAGATATGATTGCAGATTCTATTATGGAAATAATGAATGAACAGCCAGAGATGATAGAAGGAGATAATCCACGCATAGACCCTGCATGGGTGGCCTTACAAAGAGCCAAAAGTGATGTTGCATTGAAACTATTATCCAAGTGGTTTCCGCAACGCTATGGAGATCGTGTAGGGGTAGAAGCAAAAGGAGATATTAATTTAACTATTAGTACTGGCATACCTCAAGGATGAGCAGCATTGCCCTTGATTACACCCCTAGAGCATGGCAAAGAGAATGTCATTTAAAAAGGCAACGCTTTTCGGCCTATGCACTTCACAGACGCTCTGGCAAAACAGAATTGGCAATAATGGAATTAATAGACAAGGCTATAAAGACAGACAAAGAGTTAGCCATGTTTGTCTATGTTGCTCCCTTCCTGAGACAGGCTAAAGCTATTGCATGGGCTAGGTTAAAACAAAAGATCGAACCATTGCGTAGGAACTCAGTTGTAGAAATCAATGAAGGTGAACTATCGGTAAGGTTCAAACATAATGGAGCAATCATTAGATTGTTTGGAGGTGATAACCCAGATGCTATGCGAGGGTTGCGACTTGACGGCATAGTTATGGACGAGGTAGCCCAATTAAAAAACGAATTGTGGACAGACATAGTTCAACCTGCACTATCAGACAGACTAGGATGGGCAATCTTTATTGGTACACCATCAGGTATTAACTTGTTCTCTGAGTTGTATTACAAGGCCATAGACGAGGATGGATGGACGGCTGCCAGATACACAGTATTTGATACCGATAGCTTGCATCCTGATGAGGTAAACCGTCTCAAACGAGACATGAGTGAGACATCATTTGCAAGGGAATATCTATGTGATTTTTCAGCAGCAGGTGATGACCAGTTAATTGCATTGACAGATACCGAAGATGCAGCTAAACGTGTATACCAATCAGACCATGTGAAGTTGTCACCAATAGTGCTTGGTATCGACCCTGCAAGGTTTGGGGATGACCGATCTGTGGTATTTCGTAGGCAAGGTAGGCAAGCATTCAAGCCAGTTGTATATCGAGGTATAGACAACATGGAATTAGCAGCCAGAGTAGCCAACCTGATAGAGGAACATGACCCAGATGCTGTGTTCTGTGATGCAGGTGCAGGTAGTGGTGTAATCGACAGACTAAGGCAGTTGGACTATGACGTAATCGAGATACCGTTTGGTGGTAAGGCAATGAAACCAGAGCAGTACATCAACCGTAGAAGTGAGATGTGGTGGTTAATGAAGGAATGGATAGAAGAAGGTGGTGCGATACCTAACGACATAGCCCTTAAACAAGAGTTAGCTACACCCATTTATTGGTACGACAATGTGGGTAGAAGAGTCCTTGAGTCTAAGGATCAGATTAAGAAAAGATTGCAGGGTGCAGGGTCACCAGATTTAGCTGATGCACTAGCACTAACCTTTGCCCTGCCAGTAGCCAAGAAAGTACCAGAGGATATATACATCAAAAGACGTAAAACAGCCACACAGAAGACGGATTATGACCCATACAAAGTGCTCTAATTTTGTTCGTATAGCAGAAGGTCTAGATGTAGAGCCATTGCTTGAATTGTTAGACAATAAACCTGAGTTATGGAAAGAAATAGAGACACGCCAAAAGTTTACAGGCTCACCACATAAAGACACAGAGTCAATATATGTACGAGGACCACTAAAAATGAGTGCATATTACGTCTTATGGGATACAGGATCATACGACTATCCGTGTATGGAGTATTTAAAACCTGCACTTGTGCCATTAATGCGACCAATACTAGAAAAATTAAAGGTTAAGGACATGGGTAGATTAATTATTGTCAATTTAAAACCTAGTGGTCATGTAACAAAACACAATGATCAGGGTACATATGCGGATCACTACAGCAGATTTCATCTTGTACTTAAATCTAACCAATGGTGTAGCCAAACTTGCGGAGATCAGGAGCAAAAGTTTGAGGTAGGCGAGGTTTGGTGGTTTAACCATAAAGAGCTACACACAGCACACAATGTTGGCATGACAGACAGAGTGCATATAATATTTGATTGTGTAACTAAATATCCCTTATGACTAGTGTGACCGTAACTGCTGATAGTACAGCTACTGTAAACGAAAGTAGAGTACCTAAAACAGAAATTAGACTCTGCACGTTGGATGAATTTAAGGTATTAGCAGAACCATTATTTGAAGAGCATTACGAAGAGATTGCTCGCAACAAACAAGTAATGAAGCTAAAGCCAAATTGGCCGATGTATGAAGCAGTCGACCAAGGAGGATTCTTATTTATTTATCTAGCAATGCAAGGTGATGTCTGTATTGGTTATTCTATGAATATCATCATGCATCATTTTCATTATGCGGATCTAAGAATCACCCAGAATGACGTTTTGTTTGTCAAAAAAGAGTTTAGGGGTGGTCGATTAGGTTTACGTTTATTGAGAGTTACGGAAGATCACGCAAGGTCTGAAGGCTGCAAACTGATGTTATGGCACGCTAAAGAAAACACCGCTCTGGCGAAGTTGCTACCAAAACTAAAATATGGTGTACAAGAAATCATGTATTCTAAGGAGATTTAAACGATGGTAGTATCAGCTATAGTTGTAGGAGCAGCTACTGTTGGATCGCAGTTATATGCAAGTAGCCAACAAAGAAAAGCACAAAAGAAATCATTAGAAATGCAACGACAAGCACAAGTTGATGCTAAAGAAAGAGCAAAAGAAGCATCTGACCGTGCTGATATTGAATTTAATAAAGCTAATAGAAAAAGGGCTGACGTTAGTGCTATTACAAATAAAGAACAACAAGCAGCAATGGCCGGACCTGCCGGAACATTACTTACTGGTGTACAAGGTGTAGATAGTAGTCAATTAAATCTTGGTGGTAACACATTACTTGGTGGTTAATCAATGAAAACAAAACGTGCTGACCTGTTAACAAGATGGGGTCACCTTAGATCAGAAAGAGCTACATGGTGGTCACATTGGCAAGAAGTGACAACATACTTGTTACCAAGAAATGGACGTTATTTTGAACAAGATAGGAATAAAGGACATAGAAGACATAACTCGATATACGATAATACAGGAACAAGAGCGTTAAGAACATTAGGTGCAGGTATGATGGCAGGTGCAACAAGCCCTGCAAGACCTTGGTTTAGACTTGGAACGGCTGATCCAGAGTTAAATAGATATGCACCTGTTAAATTATGGCTAAATGATGTTACAGAACGTATGCAATTGGTGTTTCAAAAGTCCAATACATATCGAACATTACATGGAGTTTATGAAGAATTGGGAGCATTTGGTACAGCAGGTTCTATTGTTTTGCCTGATCCTAAAACAGCTATACATCATTACCCTGTAACGATTGGAGAATATGCAATAGCTACCGATTATCAGGGTAGAGTTAATACTTTGTACAGAGAATTTCAAAAAACTGTAGGAGAAGTGGTAAGAGAGTTTGGATATAAGAAATGTTCAACGTCCGTTAAAAATTTGTACGACAGAGGTTCATTAGATCAGTGGATTACAATTATTCATGCGATAGAGCCAAGAGATGATAGAGAGCGTGACTTTAAAAAGAAGGACAATATGAACATGGCATATAAGTCTTGTTACTTTGAACAAGGTGGTGATGGCGAGAATGTGCTTAGAGAGAGTGGATATCGTGAATTCCCTGCTGTTATACCTAGATGGGGCATATCTGGTGGCGATATTTATGGCAATTCACCGGGAATGGAAGCATTAGGTGACATAAAACAATTGCAACATGAACAATTACGCAAGGCACAAGGCATTGATTACCAAACAAAGCCACCATTGCAAGTGCCAAGCTACATGAAAAACAGAGATGTGGATAGTTTACCGGGTGGAGTTACGTTTATTGATGGTCAACAGGGCAAAATTGAGACAGCATTCAACGTAAACCTTAATTTAAATCATTTGTTAGCAGATATACAGGACGTAAGACAGCGTATTAATGGTAGTTTTTATGCTGATTTGTTTTTAATGTTGGCAAATGCTACGGATACAAGAATGACAGCGACAGAGGTAGCAGAACGACACGAAGAAAAACTGCTTATGTTAGGTCCAGTATTGGAAAGATTACATAACGAATTGCTTGATCCGTTAATAGATAACACGTTTAACAGAATGGTAGAAGCCGGATTAGTACCACCTGCCCCAGAAGAGATGCAAGGCATGGAATTAAACGTAGAATTTGTATCTATGTTGGCACAAGCACAACGTGCTATTGGTACAAATAGTGTTGATAGGTATGTAAACAGTATGGGTATGATTGCACAAATGAAACCTGATGTATTAGATAAGTTTGATTCTGATGCATGGGCTGATGGATACGCAGATATGTTAGGTGTAGATCCTAAATTAATAGTTGGCGGTGAACAAGTAGCTAGAATACGTCAAGACAGAGCAGCACAACAACAAGCGATGGCAAAAGCAGAAGCAGAGCAACGTGCTGTAGATAATGCAGTTAAATTAAATGATTCAAAAATTGGTGATCCATCTATGATGGACATGATGAACCAGTTTAGTGGTTACAATTCACCGTCACCATTGGAGGTATAAATGACCAAGAAAAACATTACAACGCCAGATAATATTAAGTTTGGTGATTTACCGGCAGATGCAAGAATGAAAATTTTAAAAATGAAAGAAAAAAAAGCAAAAGAAGAAGAAGAAAAAAAATTAAAAAAACTATATAACAAATCAAAAATGGATTAATTATGAAAAATCAAGGATTATGGGCAAACATTCACGCAAAGCGTAAAAGAATTAAAGAAGGTTCTGGCGAAAAAATGCGTAAAAAAGGAGCAAAGGGAGCACCAACAGACAAAGCTATTAGACAAAGCCAATCATAAGGTGTGACCGTAACCCAGTTATGACTAGATATATTGATGTATGAGTGAATACAATCCTCTCGACCTCAAGAGTCAACAAAAAACCAAAGACAATAAAAAGTCTGAGGAAAGAATTGACCGCCAAAATGAAGAGTCGGACATCAAATGGCTGATGAGCAGCAAGAGGGGTCGCAGATTAATCTGGAGACTTCTGGAGCAAGCAGGTGTTTTCCGATCATCGTTCAACACTAACGCAATGGCAATGTCATTTAGCGAAGGTAACAGGAATTATGGTTTGCAGATACTAAACTTGATTCACACTCTCTGCCCAGAGTTATACCCGACAATGATTAAGGAGCAAAAAAATGTCAGAAACGCTGATGACGGAAGCCGACCAAACCAATGAAGGCAGCACACAGCAACCAGTAGGAGAAGCCCAAACTGAGCAATCGGCTGAAGCGACTAATACTGAAGACACACAGCAGCAAGCTGAAACTGTAGCAGATCAACAAGATTCGGATGAATCCTCTGTTGAAAGTGAAACTAGCGATCAGGAGGCCAAAAAAGAAGGTGCTCCTGACAAATACGAGTTCAACGCAAAGGTGGCTGACGCACCAGCAGAACTCGACCCCGAAGTCTTAACTGCTTTCGGTAAAGTCGCTAAAGAACTTGACCTGCCACAGGAAGCTGCACAAAAAGTATTAGATAAAGTTGCACCTGTAATGCAAGCCAAACAAGCAAAAGTTGTTGAGGATGCAAAAGTTGAATGGGCTAACAATTCAAAATCTGACCAAGAATTTGGTGGTGAAAGTCTTGAAGCTAATTTAGAAATTGCAAAAACATCGCTTAATAAATTTGGTACTGATGCTTTAAAGTCGCTGCTGTCAGAATCAGGCTTAGGAAACCATCCCGAAGTAATTCGGTTTATGTACCGAGCAGGTAAGGCAATTAGTGAAGATAGTTATGTTGGTAATTCTGAAGGTGCAAATGCTAAAGGTAATGTACCAAAAGATTTTAACGGCATAGCAAACGCACTATATTCAAATCAGCAAAACAAGTAAGGAGTTATTAAATGGCTACACTTTCAACCTCAAATTTAACACTAGCGGATTGGGCAAAAAGATCTGACCCAGACGGTAGAGTTCCAATTGTTGCAGAACTGTTATCACAAAGCAACGAAATACTAGATGATTGCGTGTTTAAGGAAGGTAATTTACCTACTGGAGAACGTGTAGTTATCAGAACAGGATTACCCGGTGTTTACTGGAGAGCATTAAACCAAGGTATTCCATCAACCAAGTCAACAACAGCACAGATTGACGAAGCTTGCGGAATTCTAGAAGCACGTTCTGAAGTAGACAAAGATTTAGCGATGTTAAACGGTAACACCGCACAATTCCGTCTATCAGAAGATACAGCTTTCTTAGAAGCAATGAACCAGACACAGGCTGAAACATTGTTTTATGGAAATCCCGGAACAGATCCTAAGAAATTCTTAGGTTTAGCACCAAGATATGGTGATTTATCTGCTGACAACGCTGTTAATGTTCTTGATGCAGGTGGATCAGGTTCTGATAATGCTTCTGTATATTTAGTTGTTTGGGGTGACAATACTGTTTATTGTCCTTTTCCTAAAGGATCTAAAGCAGGTTTAACTCACGAAGACCTTGGCGAGCAAACTGTTTACAATAGCGATGGCACAAGACTACAAGCTTTTGCTACTCGTTACCAATGGAAGAACGGTTTGGTTGTTAAAGATTGGAGATACGTTGTTCGTATTTGCAATATTGACATTTCTGACCTTCTTGGTAGTGCTAATACACAAACAGCAGCAGCATCAACTAACTTAGTTAAATTGATGGCAAGAGCGTTGTACAGAATACCAAACATGGCAATGGGAAGAGCAGCGTTCTATATGAATAGAACAGTTCACTCAGGCATGGCTATCGCAGCACTTGATAAATCACAAAACGTATTAAACATACAAGAAGGTTTATCTCAGTTTGGATCAGCACAAAACTACTTATCATTCCTTGGAGTACCTCTAAGAAGAGTAGATGCGTTAATCAATGCTGAAGCTCGTGTGACTTAATAGTTACAAGATATTTATTTCTATTTTTTTGGAGAATTTCTTAAAATGATTACAGACAAACTGCTCCGAGTGAGCGAAGATCAAGCACTAACTACAACTGCCGTATCTACTGACACTATTGATTTAGGTGTTGCTAGAGACATGGGTGAAGGTACAACTTTGTACATGAACTTTGCAGTAACAGAAGCATTAGCTAATGGTACAAGCGTTACGTTTGAAGTTATTACTAGTGCAAGTGCAAACTTAGGTACACCTACCGTTATTGGTAGTAGTGCAGCAATTGTTACAGCATCACTTACATTAGGTAAGAACATTGTTGTTACTTTAAATCCAGATATTGCTGGCAAAGGCCAAAGATATCTTGGTGCTAGGTACACAATTGCAGGTACTTTTAATGCAGGTAAAGTTACTGCTGATTTAGTAGAAACAATTGGTGACGGACAGAAGTACTATGCTTCTGGCTTTACCGTAGCTTAATAAGGAGAATCTATGCCTATTTACAAAGCAAAAATCAAGTGTTTCGTTGGTCAATCCATGAGAGAAGCTGACGAAGAATTTGAGTATAACGGAGAGTATTGCAAGCACATTGAATTAGTTGGTGGAACTGAAACTGAACTACCTGTGGCTTCTGCCACAACCGTATCATTAGAGGATGTTCAGCCAACTACTCAATCAATTGATTATGAATCAATGACTAAAGCAGAACTTGAAGTTTATGGTCGTACTATCGGTGTTGAACTAGATAGAAGACAAACTAAAGAAACTCTTATTAGTCAACTTGAAGCAGCAAATAAGTAGGCATTAGTTTTCTTATTTTTTTACTGGGGGCTAGTAGTAATACTGCTAACCTCCTCTTTTTATAGGAGATGACATGGCAACTGAAGTAGATATTTGCAACCTTGCCCTAGCTCATTTGGGTGATGATGCAACAATAGCTTCGCTTAACCCACCAGAAGGATCAGCACAAGCAGAAAAAGCTGCACGTTTTTATCCAATAGCAAGGAATACTTTGCTAGAAATGCATACATGGAACTTTGCCTCAAAGCGTGGAAACTTAGCATTAACTACTAATAGTCTTGATCAATGGGATTATGCATATATAGTACCTGCGGACATGATGTCACCTATTGCAATAATATCCCCTACAGCCCAAAACGATTACGCTACAAGAATGTCTGCCGGTGATACTCCCGGTGGAATAACAAGTAACTATGCACCAACAATTGTGGCAGGGCAATATACACCACAACAATTTTCATTAGAAGGCGATTTAATTTATACAAACCAAGAAAATGCAATGTTGAGATATCAAGCATTTATAACTGATCCATCGTTGTTTTCTTCTTTATTTGTTATTACATTGTCATGGCATTTAGCTTCTATGTTGGCTGGTCCTGTAATTAAAGGAGATCAAGGAGCAGCAGAAGCAAAACGTAGTACGCAAATGATGGTTAATTATTTAAATAGTGCGAAACAATCAGATAATTTAGATAGAGACATTACTGTTGAGCATATAGTACCTTGGACATCTGGGAGGTAATTTATGCCAGTAACTCGTAATTTTAAACAAGCTTTTTCTGGAGGAGAAATATCACCAGAAATGTTTGGTCGTATTGCTGATAATAAATTTCAACAAGGTGCAGCAATAATGCGTAATTTTATTGCTAAACCACAAGGACCTGCACAAAATAGACCGGGATTTGCATTTGTAAGAGAAGTAAAAAATAGTACAAAATCTACAAGATTATTATCATTTACATTTAATACAACTCAAACTATGGTGCTTGAGTTTGGTGATCAATATTTTAGGTTTCATACTCAAGGACAAACTTTATTGTATAGCGATGGTGCTGCATGGAACGGTGGTACTAACTATGTAGTTGGATCAATAGCTAAACAAGGCGGTGTAAATTATTATTCAAAAACTGTACATTCTAACAGTCAACCACCAAACGCAACTAATTGGTATGCCATGCCAACAAGTCCTAATGTATATGAAATTCCGCATCCATATTTGGAAGCAGAATTGTTTGATGTAAATTATGTGCAATCTGCTGACGTTATAACATTAGTGCATCCTAACCATGCACCTAGAGAATTAAGAAGACTTGGTGCTACGCAATGGGAATTGCGTGTAGTTGACTTTGGTAGTCCTCTTGCAGCCCCCGGAGGTGTAAGTTCTTCTATGTATATACCAAGTTCTACTTCTACAAACACAGATACTTATGTTGCACACACATATGTTGTTACGGCAGTAAAAGCTAATTTAGTAGATGAAAGTAATCAATCATCTGCTACATCTGTAAACAACAATATATTTGTTACTGGAGCAAAAAATACTATTACATGGAATGCTGTTACTGGTGCATCTAAATATCGTGTTTATAAAGAACAAGGCGGTATATATGGATTTCTTGGTGAAACTACAACAACAACTCTAGTAGATGATAATATTGCACCAGATTTTTCTAGAACTCCACCAATACATGAAAATGATTTTGTAGGTACTGGTAATTATCCCGGTGCTGTATCTTACTTTGAACAACGTAGAGTGTTTGCAGGTACAAATAATGCACCGCAAAATATATGGATGACTAAATCTGGTACTGAAAGTAATATGTCTTTTGGATTACCTATACGAGATGATGACCGTATTGAGTTTAGAGTTGCTGCTCGTGAAGCAAATACTATAAGACACATAGTCCCACTAACAAATTTACTTATGCTTACTGGGTCAGCAGAATGGAGGGTGACTTCTGTTAATAATGATGCTATAACTCCTACTTCTATATCTGTAAAACCACAATCATATGTAGGTGCAAACAATACACAACCTGTAATTGTTAATAATAGTTTGGTATATGCTGCTGCTCGTGGTGGTCATATAAGAGAACTCGGTTATAACTGGCAAGCAAATGGTTTCGTAACCGGAGACTTGTCTCTTCGTGCTCCACATTTGTTTGATAATTTTACAATTATAGATATGGCTTTATCAAAGTCACCAATACCTATTGTATGGCAAGTAAGTAGTAGTGGTAAGTTAATAGGTCTTACATATGTACCAGAACAGCAAATAGGAGCATGGCATCAACATGATACAGATGGAACTTTTGAAAGCGTAGCTTGCGTGTCTGAAGGAAATGATGACGTTACATATTGCGTTGTAAAAAGAACTATTAATGGTGCAAGCAAACGCTATGTAGAACGTATGGGTACAAGGTTATTTGCGACTCAACGTGATAATTTTTTTGTAGATGCAGGTGCTACCTATAACGGAACAAATACAAACACAGGTCAAAACGTAACGATATCTGGCGGTACAAATTATACAAAAGGAGAAACCGTTACGATTACAGCTAACTACAATTTATTTAACGCACCACCTAGTGTTGATGATGTAAATGATGCAATAGTTTTAGTTGATGGCACTACTCTTTATCGTCTAACCATTCTTGGTACATCAAGCCAAACAGTAGCAACTGCAAAATTAGATAAAGATTTACCTGCATCTTTGCGTAATACAGCTATAACTTCTTATGAAGTTGCTAGAAATGTTATATCAGGTATTTCTTGGTTAGAAGGTAAAACAGTAAATATTTTGGCAGATGGTTGTGTACATCCACAAAAAGTAATATCTAGTGGTTCTATTACGTTAGATCGTGCAGCTAGTGTTGTGCATCTTGGATTGCCTTACGAAAGTGATTTAAATACACTACCAATGGCATTACAGGTAGAAGCATTTGGTCAAGGTAGAGTTAAAAACTTAAACCATGTATGGTTACGAGTATTAGAATCATCTGGTATTTTTGCAGGTCCTAGTGCAGATAAATTAGTAGAAGCAAAACAACGTACAACAGAACCTTATGGATCACCACCAGATTTAAAAACACAAGATATAAAAATTATGCTTACACCTCAATGGCAAGACAATGGACAATTGTTCGTACGACAAACAGACCCATTACCACTAACAATTGTAGGCTTAACATTAGAAGTGGCTATGGGTGGATAGTGTGACCGTAAACAGATATTATGTAGATATACTAAAAAAATAAGGTAGTGTTGCAGTTATGTCCACATGGCAAAAATATCAGGCATTAGGTGCGTTAGATAAATTTGGCGTATCTATGGGTGTTGCCGGTTTATTCAGTAAATCTTATGCTGGATTTGCTGCTGCTAGGTCTGAAAGATTAAGAACAAAAAGTTTAGCATTACGGCTTAAGCATAAAGAAGACATGATGCGGTTTAATATACGTCAAAATGAAAGTCAGGCACAATGGTTAAATGCGGTATATAACAAGAAATATCAAATAGCAACCTTAAAACAAGGTAATAGAAAATCAACAGCAAAAACATCATTTGCTGCAAGAGGAATACAGATGGGAGTGGGAAGTACAAAAGATGTATTTGTTAGTTCTGAAGTACTAAACACTATAGAGAATTTAACTATGAATTCAAACAAAGTGCGAGCGATAACAAATCAACGTCTAAAAGGTGTAGGCATGGAAATTAAGGCAGATATGACAGGGCTAAGTGCAGATTTTAAAAATATGACCGCAGCTTCTATAGATCCATTTATGAGTATGACTAGTAGCTTTATGTCAGGTAGTTCTAATTTTATGGCTAACCTTCCTCAATCATTATTAACTAAATAAATCATGGTTAAACAAGTACCTGTTACAACAGAATTAAGCCAGACTTTAAATACAGGTTCGGCAGTACAGTTTACTGGTGGTCAAGTAGACCCGATGGATAATAAAATGCCCGGCCAGATACAAAAGCAATCTACTGCTATGTTGCAGATGCAGAAGGCTTCACAGGCATTAGCAGATCAATTAAATGACGCAGAAGCAACTAAACTTTATAACGAATTTGCTCCAGAGTTAGAAAATAATCATAATGCTTATACAGCACTAGAAGGTTTTGATGCTGTAGCACCTATTCCACCAGATGAAGAAGGTGGTGACTATGGAAATACACTTGATATATATAAAAATACAAACTTAAAAAATTTAAAAGAAAAATACTTAGAGAGAGCAAGTAATGGCAGCGTCAAATTTATGTTTGAAACTAAAGCACATCAGGCTATAGCAGACTCGCAAAATAAGATGGTTCGACATTCTATCCAACAACAAAAGATAGGAGCTATAACCGCATTAGAAGATCATCTTACAATAACAAAAAGACAAACTATTGATGATTATGAAAACTACGACAAAGAGGGAAGTGTATATCAAACAAGAAAGTTTGTAGGAATGGCATTAATAGATGAAATAGCAATGGTTAAAGGTTGGAACATTGACCCAACTAAAGGCCGTGTTAGCTCTCTATATTTGCAATTGAGGAGTGCATATTTGCATGAAATAGGTAAAGGTGTAATAGATATGATGGAGAAAAATTTACCAGAACATAAAAAAAACGAAGCGATAAGAAAATATATAGACACATTCCGTACAGATCTTGGTGAAAAAACCGCAGATAAACAATTAGAAATTAATGAAAAAGAAGGAATAGTGCATAAACTTAGTGCGTGTGTAGATGCGACTTTAAAAGATAACGGCAACATCAATGATGGCAGCTATCTAAGTGCAGCAAATAGGATGAATTGTTTATCTAGCAGTAATTCTTTTGATAACGGCAAAGGTGTTTCTACTAACCAAGGTCTGCATAGTGACAAAGTTAATACTGACGAAACAACCATAACTGACAATATAGAGTTTGCAGAACAATTAATAAATACAGAATCAAAATTCTATAAACCAGATTCTAAACTAAACGGCACTTTACTTAATCAACATAAGCCAACCCATCTGTTTGCTGCTCTTCATTTTGGTGTAGAAAAAGCTGATTCGTTATATACAAAAGCAAAATCACAAGTAGATTTTGATCCAAAACAATTTAAGAATAATCCTGTATATGCCAAAAATATTAATAGTCAAATAATCACTAACTACAAGAAACTTCTTATTGAAGAAGCCAATAAAGAATTTAGACCAGAAATAGTAAAGCTAGAAAAAGAAATACAAAAATTGGAAGATACCCCTGATCTTTATAAAGGATCTATTTCGAGTTTAGGTCCATTCCCCGGTAGTAAAGCTTATAAGAATGAAGAAATAGACCTTAAAAAAAAGAAAAAAATAAAACAATTAAAAAATCAATTAGTACTAGCAAAAGGAGAAGACCCCGGATTTGCGGATAAGGTTGTAAATGATTTAGATATTTTAGAAGGAGAAATTGACTATGATTATGATCCTCAAATTACAGCAGAATTAAAGATAGATAAAGTATCAGGTTTACAGCCCTTATCAGTATTAGAACAAAAATTAAGGGCAACAGTTAAAGATCCAAAAGAGTTAGAAGTTGCATTAAAAGATTTAAGACTTAAACACAAAGACATTACTAACTCAAGTAATGAAGTTTACACTCAGGATTTTAAGAAGGCTAAGATCATATCGTTTGCCAAAGAAGGTGGATACAACGACCTAGCAGCAAATGGTATTAATATAAATGATTTTAAAGAAGAAGATCAAAAAATATTGAAAAATGGACAGCCAGAAAACTCAGATGTAAACACCATATTACAGCTAAGAGCCAATCCGGAGACTTTAAAAGATGACCTAACTAAATACGATTATAGAATGAATAAAAAAGATCTTCTGGCACTAGAAGATTATGCTGCAAAAAAATTAGACACTCCACAAAAAGTCGCAGCAGTAGCATCTGATAAAAAACTTTTAGATTTATATATAAAGAAATACAAATTTGAAAATCTTATAAATGAAAAGAAAGGAGATGAGGAAGCAAACAACAATTATTTAGAGTTACATACTGCATGGGAAAGACTGATAGATGAAGAACAAACAAAAATAGGAGGTAAGACAATTAGCCGGGAAAAGAAAATAGAACTATTAGAAAGATTGTTAACTGATACAGTATCTACTGGAGAAAAAGAAAATAAATTCTTATGGCTTTGGGGTGGTACAGATGTTAAACAACCTCGTAGCACATTTACCCTTGATCCAAAAGACGATGCATATG